GTGACGACGGCAGCTGCGAAGTCGAGTGTGGCCCCTGTGGCACCGTCTGCTTCGCGGTACCAGTTGAAGATTTGACCGCTGGTTTCTTTGAGGGTTTTGCCTAGTCCTTTTTCGCCAACTGAATCGACAAACTTTTGGATTACAGGCAAAATGCGAGACTGAATAAAAGAGACCATCTTTTCAAAAATGGGCAACAGGGCGTAGCCGATTGACTCTTTGGTTTCGTTGATAGCGACTTTGAGACGGTCCATACGGCCCTGAAACGTGTCGGCTGCGGTAGCAGCACTACCCGCATAGGTCTTGCCCAATGCTTGCAAAATCTCATCAAGGCTCTTTTGGTCTTTGACCATTTGCTTGACTTCGGGTGACAGACGCGCCAACGCGCCCATGTTCCCACCCAGGGCCTTAGAAATACTGTCGGTTACTTGGCTCAGGCTCTTACCACTGCCCCTAGACACGTCTAGCGATAATGCAAGCAATTTCTGTGCTTTGGTGATGTCCTTTGTACCCCTGACCAACTTGGACAGTGACGGCCTCAACTCATCGTCGGCCACACCGTTAGCCAAAGACATTTGCAAAATAAAATCTTCCGTAGCTTTCACCTGGGCATCAGTTGCCCTTGTCGTGACTTTCAACTGGCGCGCAAGCAACGCAGCCGATTTCTGATCCTCAGCAGCAGCCATTGCAAACTTTGCGCCGGCAACGGCCAGACCACCCAAAGCAAGACCAACAGGCAACAAAGCGTTTTTGAGCGATGTGCCTACTTTGGCACCTGCTTTTTCGATTTCGCCAAATGCCTTTTCGGCTTTTTTGATTCCGCGTGAATCGAAATCTGTGATGATTGGAATATTGATTGCCATTAGTTTTTGACCTTGATTGAGCGTCCAACAGATCGCATGATTTTTTCTACCAAGCGGCGCAGTTCATATTGCATGTCTGGTCCTGCCTGATCGTAAGCACGCCACATGGCGCGAGATGGTGCACCGTAACGCTCACCCAAAACTTTGATCATTTGGTCACCTGATTTGGTTTGCGATTGGCCACTGGCGTCAAAAAGCACAGATGTTTTATCAGTCCAACGGATACCAAAGGCGGCAAGGTTTTTGGTGTATCCACCGATTGTGCGTGGGCGTTTGCCAGATACATAGGGTTTGATTCGATAGCCAGCTGCACCGTTCACCCATGGCAGCAATGATCCGCCAAATCGACCGTATTGATTGCGGGGTGTCCATGCTCGATACCAACCGGACATTGGCGCACGTGCTGGCACAAGGTATTTTGCTTCATTGACGATTGGCGCAACAATGTCGGAATATTCGTGAGTAATACGACGGCGCAATTGTTTGTCAATTGAGTTGAGTTCGGCCAAAGCAGATTTGACGCCTACAACTTTGATGCTTGCCGATGTCGTCATTTTGATTGTTCCTTCAATACCTTGGCGACCGTTGCCAGGTCGTCAGTGTCAAATGGTACATCGGGTGGCCACCAATGTACGGCGACCAATAATTCTGCTAAGGCTCTGCGGTAGGTACCGCGACCGTAGGGTTTTCGGGGCCTACATCTTCGGGTTCGATATTGATGACCTGATCTAGGTAATCATCAAAGACGATTGGCACGGTGATGCCGGCACGCTTTGCCGATTCATATGCCAGGTACGCAAGCCATTCAATGTGGATGTCGCCGGCTAACTGGCCAGCACCGATTTTGTATTTGCGTTCAAATGCAACGATGGATGCCATGGTCGTGGTGACCGTGTATGAACCATCCACGGTTTCGACGTTTAGTTTGATTCTCATGTCGGGATTCCTTTGTGATTGAGACTAGGCAGGCACGCTTGTTTCGACGATAGTTCCACCCTGGAAACTGATGTCGATGGATTGAATCTCGCCCAAGGCCGCATTCATGATTGGCAGGGTTTCAAGATACGCATTGGAAACCGTCCAAATCTTGTTCCCTGCCGTGGTGCCCTCTTGAAGAACAACGGTTGTTTGCGTTCCGACAAGTGCTTTCAGCGTTGCATACACTTCGGACGCGCCGTAGGTCATGTACAAGGTTGCGGTCACTTCATTGTCCTGCAAAGTTCCGTTGTACACGCGGGCAGTGTTTCCAAAAACTGTTGTGTCCTGTGCAGTATTGGTTTGGGTAAGCGTTGCAGCTGTACAGAATCCGGTCAGTGCCACGGCATTGACCTTGAAGACTGGGTTTGAAAGATAGATGCTAGTTGCCATTGGGGTTCTCCTCTGTTGGTTCTGTTTTAGCAGATTTTGGGGCTTTGTTGTCGGACTTGATGAATCCACCGTCTAGCAATGCTTCGACGTTGATTCCTTCGTCAGGTACAAACTCATCGCCAGGGGTGCCGACAAGTTCGCTAACGATGATGTATTTGCTCATGATGTTTGCACTTTCATTTTGACAGTGAGATCGTAGGCGGCCAGGTCTTGACCACCGATGGAAAGGCTAATGGGTCGGCCGTCTGTTACTGCGACACCTTTGTTGAGCAGCAATGCACAGTTGGCTAGCACGTTGCGCAACGCATCGAGATTGGCAGGGCCAATGGTGATGACGCGTACCGGCACATCTAGTTCTGCGATGTTTGCGTTGAATGCAACAAACGTGGGGGCGTCGATGAAGACACATGGCGGGTTGATGTTGCGTGGATCAGTGACAACGCGCATACCAGTGATGGTGCCAAGACTGGTTGCCAGATTGTCAATACCAACATTGAAAAGGTCGGTGTAGGCCATTAGGCAACCTGTGGTCGGTTGATGCCAAGTAGTTGCATAACCATTGGCGTGATGCCGTTTGCTGGTGGTGCGCCCATGCCATCAAAACTGGCCAGGTTGTTATAGGAACCGCGCTGACGGAAATAGGCCGCACCGATCATGATGACGCCCAAAAGGACATCGCCTGACGGCACAGTTGTTTGCGAATCAGAAAGATAGCCGGCTTCTAATCTGCGACGATATGCAAAAGCGTTTGCGGCAGCTGCACATTGCGACAACAAAGTTGCGTCATCTACGCCGGTCAACGTCAAGCCCAAATAATCTTCGAGCATTCCGCTGGTGGCCCAAGTGCATGAAACGGTCCAGGTGACTGTTCCTGTGGCCGTCGCAATGCGATCAACATCAGATGCGGTCTTTGCAAACAACACCTGATTGGCGATAGGCACCTGGCCATCAAACATCAAGTTGCCTTGGGTGTCTGTGCCTGTGTAGAGGTATTGGGGCAAGGCATACACGGTGTATGTGCCATTGAAAGTTGCATCGACAGATGCCACCGTGATGCTTTGCCCAACCTCGATATCGCTATCGGTCAGCAGTGTAAGCACTGCGTAGTTGTCAAGCAGTTGCTTGAATGTGACTGAATAGACCGCCATGGGCTGTCCGCCCTTCGGATTATGCCTGGGTGATCTTGCGGATCATGCTTGACACAGCCGCGAAGGTTGAGCAGTAAGCATGTACCGAGAACAAGCGCGAGAGCGTTGCAGGCTGATCAACTGACATGATGCCGCGCATGTCTTCGTAGTACTCGAAGGCTTTGCTTGCATTTGTGATGACCATGGTCTTTGCAGCGAAGTTGCTGTCAACGACGATTTCCAAACCAAGTGGATTTGAGCCGGTCCATGTGGTTGCGTTTCCGCCACCCAATGCGTTCTGTCCTGCAAGGCCAGGTGCGCCCAAGTATGGGAACACTGGACGGTTTGAACCGTCAACAAGCTGACCCATCTGACCCCAAACATCTGGTGACACGAAAATTGTGTCAGGGAAGAAGTTGGTGCCGTTTGATACGTCAACTGCTGCGTCGTAGATGGACTTCATCAAGTCAGTTGTGGTGAGATCCCAAACGCCTGATGATGTTGCTGCGGCGAGCAATGCGTCTGCTGCAATGTTGTCTGTTGACAGCATCAGTTCGCCGACAAGGTCGTTGAGAATCAGTTCCATTGCGCCAGGTGACGTGAAGTCAACATCTTGGCGAGAAAGGCTGACCTGACCGGCCACGGTGGTCTTGCTAATTGAATTGCTTGCAATCACCATGGTGGTTGCTGACACTGCGTCAAACTCTGCTGATTGTGCAGCTGTGCTGGTGTGAGTCGTAATGGTAGGTCTCACGAAAGTTTTCTGCATGCCGCCGTCTGGATACGCACGTGCGCCAAGACGGTTGACAACTGGACGAACAAAGTTGATGTTCTGGACAAGAGGTCCAAGTACAGGCACTGGCAAGAGGCCAGGTGTGTTTGTTGTAGCCACATCGCCGGCTGCTGCTTGCAACGCGGTCTGATGCTCTGACTGCCATTCGGCTACGGCTGCATTTACTTTTGCAAACGTGTCGCCACCGATGTGGTATGCGGCCATCCAGTCAGCAGCTGATGGCAAGGCAAACTTGCGCTTTGGCTGTGCAGGAAGTGCTGGTGTAGGGATTGCTGCGGCCTCGATGGCTTCTGCTGGTGCTGGTGTTGCTTCCACTTCGGTTGTCTCCTCGACTGGTTCTGTGGTTTCTGGATTGGTATCGGGATCTGTTTCCGCTGACGCGGCTACATCGGTGATGGTAGCACCACTGAATGCAGGAATGGGGACAAGTGACAATTCAAGCCAATCGGCTGCCGTGACGGTCATGCGGCCGTCTTTGTCTCTTGTCGCAGAAATGATGTTGACGCCTACGGATACATCCATGACGCCATCGGCTGAAAGGGTCAATGCTTCATCGCCAAGAATGGTGCGACTAATCTTCATGCTTGCAAGCATTCCGTCTGGTGTGTCGATTCGTTC